CCTGTTTTTTTGTTTTGGTACCCATTTTGGTACCCATATTTTAAAAACCTATGTAAGAAGCGAATTTATCAGCCACTTCATCCTTTGCTTTTTGAGTGACGTGAGCATATATGTCCATGGTCGTTTGAATGTTCTCGTGACCGAGTCTTTCTTGAACCTCTTTGATGGTAGCACCAGCTTCAAAGAGCAAGGAGCAATGGGTATGTCTGAAACCGTGAGGTGTGATGCGTTTAAAATCTGGATACTTCCTCCAAATCCTGTTAAGCATATTGTTAACATGGACGACACTTTTCGGCTCGCCGTTTTCGTTTTTGAAGAGGAGTCCTTTAGTACTATACTTGTGCCATTCTTTTAAAACTTCAATTGTCTTTTTATCTAGGGTAATTGTTCGGGCACTCTTTTTTGTCTTTGGAGTCTGAAAGATAAGTTTATTATCTCCCCCCTTGGCCAAGGTTTGATTAACAGTTATCTGTCCGCTCTTCAAATCTACATCTAACCATCTCAAAGCACTGATTTCATTCTTTCTCATGCCAGTGAAAGCAAGCAGTCTAAAATAAGTCATCATCTCTATATCATCGAAGCCTTTAACGATTTCAAAAAACTCTTGCAACTCTTCTTTGTTGTAGAACTTTTCCAGTTCATCTGTATTATTTTTTTGTCGTTTAGGCTTCAGTGTCTTTCTCATTGGATTGTTTTCAATCAACTCCATAGAAATGGCATAGTCAAATATTTGATTAGCTATGCTGATGATCCCAAAGAACTGCTTGTATTCTGAAGCCCATTTATTGACTTGATTTTGACACATGACGAGACTAATCTTATTGATAGCCTTATCCCCAAAAAACGGGAGTATGAGTCTCTCTGCTTTGTCTATTTGGCTTATATATGTTGATTCTTTGACAGCGCCTTTATAATGTTCTTTCCAAACCTCAAATACCTGTCTAAAAGTAGTAGTGGTATTTTTTGCTCTAAAAGTTTTCTTTTCATACTCAGCTAAGCATTTTGCTTCAGCAAGTCTTGCTTCACGCTCTGTTTTAAAACCACGACGTTTGGTAATAATTTTTTGATTTGTTAAAGGGTCAAGTCCATGATATGCTTTAAAGTAATAAGCAGTAGTACCATTTTTTTGGTATTTTCCAATCATTGATTTTACCTCACTTTTTTGATAAAATGGGTATAAGAAAATGACCTTTTGAATGGTTATTTCTTATACGTAAGTTCCTCACACTCAGAGTCGCCAAACTTTGCGAGTGTGGGGATTTTTTTGTTTGAACTTTTTCCATTTTGGAAACTGTTGGATTTAGACTAAAATCATACCATTTGCATCAGGCGTTTTAAACAAAGCCAATACTCCTTGGAAAAACCCAAGGATGACAGGAATAACAGTCCATGATAGAAGTAGATAAAAAATTCCCTTGCTGTTATATCCTGCATAGAAATGATGTGCACCGACTCCACCTAAGAATATAGCCAATAATACATACACCCATTTATTTACATGATGTAGACCTACTGCAGTAGTTTGCGTATTTACCACTTGCGACTGATTTTGGACAGCGTTATTTTCGTTGACGATATTGATATTGATTTTGTCATCTTTCTTTTGTTCGGTTTTAATGACGATTACTTCATCGTCAACCTTGTGGATTTCGACCTCATCCCCTAGTTGCGGAACAAAGTTTAATTCAGATGGATTTACTTTGATGTATTCTTCATTATGTGCGATAGTAACTTCTGTGCCAGTTACTTTAACGATTTTAGCCATTATTTTATATTCCTTTCTTAATTCTGCTAAATTTTTTAAACCTTATAAATATCTACGACCTCTCCGATTGTACGGATGTCGTCATCTTCCGACAAGTGGATTTCTTCGTATCCACTATTCAGACTTTGCAAGTACCAGGATCCGTCATAATCTCTTTTAAGCTTTTTAACAAAGTTCTTGCCGTTGATTTGGAAGATACCAATATCATTGACGTCTACCTGACTAGTAACCTTGATAAACAATAGGTCGTTATCTTCAATAAGTGGCTCCATGCTATCGCCTGCCACTTTAGCGATTGTGTCATAGTTTTCCGGAACATCTTCTGCACGCAATTTCACTTCCATGTGGAGATTGTCTTCTTGGAAAGTTCCGTGTCCTGCTGCAACCAAACCTTCTACGTAGTCGGTGATATAATCTTCATCTTGAGGCTTATCAAAGATAGAGACAATCTCGGAGTTGTTTTGTTCTTCTAGTTGTTCCTTGGCATAGTCAAGGACTTTTTCTTGTTTAGGCTCTTCAAGCTGGTTGTAGATGGTTAGGATTTCAGGGTGTGAGTTTTGTGTAGGCAATAAGGGAGAAAATATCTCAGGTCTAATGCCCAAAGCTGAACAAATTTTTATAGCATTTTCAACATTAGCATTCATTATTCCTCGTTCTAATATAGAACGGACAGTTGAATAAGGCATACCATTTTCTTCTGCAAAAGATTTTACAGAACTATAACGAGAAAGAATTAGTTGCTTTAGTTTATCTTCGTTCATAGTTACCTCTCTTTCTATCCTTATTATAACACACGATTTTTCGTATGTCTATCAAAAAAATAAAGAAAAATATGATTTTTAGTGTTGACAAACACGAAAATTAGTGTTAATATTGTCTTAAGCTCAAATGAGCTTGATTTTAAAAATAAAAAACACGAAAAATCGTGTTAGAAAGGAAAGGTTATGCTGAATATTGATAAGGCACGCAAAGAAAAAGGTGTAGCAATTGTAGATATGGCTGATTTTTTGGGTGTAAGAGCTCAGACAGTAAGTGACAAAATTAGTGGCACTTACGACTTTAAGTTTACCGAAGCACTTGCGTTACAACAAAAATTCTTCCCAGAATACGATTTAGGATATCTTTTCACTCAAGCAGTAGATACTGCTTAATTTTAAAAGCTAAAACACGAAAATTCGTGTTAGAAAGGAGTAGGATGAAAGAAGACATCAGAGTTCACATGCCTTACGAGGTATTTAAAAACCTGCTTGTTAGAGCAGGCAGGATAAAGCGTGAAGAAGGCAAGCAGATAACTTGGACAAATAATACCGCTCCGTTTACAAAAGAGCAACGGAGGGAAATAGATGAACTCTACGAACGGTTCGTAGAAGATTGAATGTGGAGTTTGTCATTGATATGTTTGTTAGCAATCAATAAACATTCATTAAGCCTATTAAAAATATATCTGGGTTCTTCGATTGTATCTGGGTCATAGGACTGTTCTTCAAATTGCACATCCCAAATATAAAGTCCCTCGGGGTGGGGATATCCAGCTTGATAACGTAGCGCATTTCTGAAATTGATGAATTTTTTTTGCTCTTCATCGCTATCTAAAAATAGATAGGTCTTATAAAAGATATCATCGAAGTTTGTGATGATATCTAAATCAATCGGAGGAGCATCGTCAAGTCTTGATTCTACGTATGAGACGGTTTTACCACTAATCGATGCAAAATTTTGAAAAGTTGAAATATATAAATCTCTATCCTGACTTAGTTGGGTATTTAAGAAATCAACCTTCTTTTCTTCGAGTTTGTTTTTATTTTCAATCTTTTTTTGCTGGTAAGCAAAACCGTGAATAATCAAATTTGTTAAAACAGTTGCACCAACAGAAATCAATGTTGTTGTAAATACTTCAGACATACAAATACCTCAGATAATATTTTTAAATCATTATATCACAAATAGAAAGGAGTAGAAAAATGAGACCAAGACGATATCCGTATAGTGGGAAAAGAAAAAAGCCTATCAATTTTCAGATAGACTTAGAAAAATTCAAGCGTCTTAGCTATGAAGCCATTCATGATACTTCTCAAGTAACTCAATAGTAGTTATTGCAGAAGTTAAACTACTGACCATCCCAAGTTGCAATCCGTCAGTATGGTCAATCTGTTTAGTAGCTTCATTAGCTTTAGCAGCAATAACTTGCATATCTTCAGCTGTTAAAGATTCTCGAAATTCTTTAAAGGATTTCATAAAATCACCTCCTTTCTGCTTATATTATAGCAGAAATGGAGATTAGAGACAGAAAGGAGCAGGATGAAAGAAAAACTAAACGAATTTTTAAAATTCAGAAGTCAATTTACAAAACGAGAATGGA